CAAATAGTACGGAAAAAATGCGTATAACAAGTGGTGGTAACGTAGGTATAGGTACTACAAGTCCTGCTGCAAAATTGGATGTAGCTGGTAATAGTAAATTGGGGTCATCAATATCAAATGTACATCAAATAACTGGAAGTTTATCAATTACTGGGTCAGTTAGTGGAATTAATACAGAATCATTTCACCCATTTTTGTTAGGATAAATTAAAATTCAAAAATATATATATAGCATATGCCAACCACTTATAAAATTTTAGGACAAACAAATCCAACAACCGCGAGTGTTCAAACAGATTTATACACAGTTCCCGCATCAACATCAGTAGTTTGTTCTACATTAAATATAGCAAATCTAACTACTGTAAGCGGATCATTTAGAATTGCAGTAATACCATCAGGCTCATCATTACAATTAAAAAATTATTTAGCATATGATACACCACTGCCATCAAATGATAGTATTGCATTAACTATTGGTATGACGCTTGGACAATTTGATAAAATTCAAGTGTACGCATCATCAGTCAGCCAATCATTTAATCTATTTGGAACAGAAATAACTTAGAATATGCAAGTAAAAACATTAAGTACTTCAAGATACAATAGCACAAACGTTGTTGCGTATGTACAACCAAGTGGTACAACCAAAGCTATATTTGGTTATGGTTATAATGATAGTGTAAATTTATCTATGACCAATTTGGTAAGCAATACAGGTGTTGTTGCAACTGATACAACAGGCGTTGGTTCTATTAGACGATACTTAGCGGCCACTGGATATAGTACAGACAAAGCTATATTTGGATATGGTTATAATGATAGTGTAAGTTTTGTATCTACGACCAATTTGGTAAGCAACACAGGTGTTGTTGCAACTGATACAGCTGGTGTTGGTTCTGCTAGGGCATATCTAGCAGCTGCTAGATATAGTAGTGATAAAGCTATATTTGGTTATGGTACTACTGACGGTGGTGCTAGTGGAGTTACTTCTACTACAAATTTGGTAAGCAACACAGGTGTTGTTGCAACTAATACAACTGGTGTTGGCACATCAAGACAGACTCTTGCTGCTGCGGGATATAGTACAGATAAAGCTATATTTGGATATGGTTATAATAGTGCTAATACTAATGTATCTATGACCAATTTGGTAAGCAACACAGGTGTTGTTGCAACTGATACAACTGGTGTAGGCACTGCTAGAAGTCGTCTGGCTGCTGCGGGATATGGTAGTGATAAAGCTATATTTGGATATGGTTTAACCGCTACAATTGTATCTATGACCAATTTGGTAAGCAACACAGGTGTTGTTGCAACTGATACAACTGGCGTTGGTTCTGCTAGATGGCTTCTATCTGCAGCGGGATATGGAAATGATAAAGCTATATTTGGTTATGGTTTAGCTACGGGTAATGTTAGAGTATCTATGACCAATTTGGTAAGCAACACCGGAGTGGTTGCTACAGATACAACAGGGGTTGGTACTGCTAGATATGGTCTTGCAGCAGCTGGTTATTCAATAACATAAAATATTTATAAACAAAAACATATGGCATCAAATTTAAATTCAGAGTTTAATTATCATTATCAAGTTATAGGCAGTACCCCGTGGGAAAAGTTAAAAACATTAAAAGGTTTTCTTGTGGGTAGAAAAAGAGCAGCTGTTTTGGAACAAACAGATATTATTGATGTATTGAAGTTAAATAATATTAATGAACCAAAGTTGATAGAATAATATGAAACTTTATAAATTACCAGCTAATAATTGTGAGTCATTGTTTGGCACTCCAATGGAAACAAAACAAGTTGATGATGTTGTAATTATTGCGCAAACACCTGATTGTTCTAGTTTCTTGGTATTATCCAAAACAAATTATGAAGCATTAGAACCATTTACCAGTTATGATGGATATGATTTTACATATTGTCAACAATGGGGATTAACTGTTAATGAGGAAGTAGTAATTAGAACTATATCTGATCTCCGTAAAAATGCATATCCACCAATGGCAGATTATCTGGATGCAATTGTAAAAAATGATACGGCTGCGTTACAAGTTTATATTGATAAATGTCTTGCGGTAAAAGCTAAATATACTAAATTAGAATTTTAATAAAAATATTTGGTTTTAAACAAGATTAAGATTATAATAAATATTTTGTCAAGTTTGATACTATTTAATAATGATATGACAAAACAAGAAGCAGAAAAAAAGGTATATGAGTTGACAGACAAGTTATTGTTTGTTAAAAAAGATTTCAAAGATATTGCCGCTGGTTACAAAGAAAAAATCAAGGAAATTGAAAATGAAATCAAGGCGGTAATGGAAGAATCACTTGCAAATAGTGGACAAAAAACTCCTTAATATATAAATATATGGAACAAAATCAAATTAATCTAACAGATCTAAATGTTCATGAATTAAAAGCTCTTGCTTTTGATGAATATGTAAAAATTAATATTTCAAACAACAATTTATCAGTTCTTAACCAAGAATTGGCAAAACGTCAACAAGCAGGTGTAGCTGACGCAGAACCTGTTTATTCAAAACCAGAAACACAATAGTTATTATACAATCATATGGAAAAAAAATTATCTGATCTAACAGTAGTAGAGTTAAAAAGTCTTGCTTATGATGAATTGGCAAAACTAGAAAGTGCTCAACAAAATCTAAGAATCTTGAACCAAGAAATTGGAAAACGTGTTCAAGAACAACAAGCACAACAAACACAACAAGGAACATTTGCTTCACCTTCCTTGTAAAAAATTAAATTAATTATAGTGAAGAAACACCTCAAAATAATTAAATTTTGAGGTGTTTTATATATGTTTTGATATGGAATCAAACAAATGTAACTTTTAATGATAAAACAGTAGAATGTTTGGTATATAGCCCAGAATCATGTGGATTTAGAATTGATGCAAATACTGATGCTTACAATATAAATTCAATTGTGTTAACTACACCAAACGGATACTGTACATTTACTGTAGAATGATTATATGGTTTACTGGCCAACCTAACAGTGGTAAAACCACTTTGGCATTAGAATTATCACATTATTTGCATGAAATACGTAAAGATATTACAGCAACAATAATTGATGGTGATTCACTAAGAAAAATTACACGTAACATAGATTACACAAAAAGTGGCAGACGTAAAAATATACAAACTGCCATAAATTTAGCAATCAATTCAGATACATCTAATGATTATACTATAGTATCACTAGTATCTCCATTCAGAGACTTAAGAGAATTGCTAAAAGATAACACCAAACATATTGTTAAAGAAGTATATCTACACAGTAATAGATTACGTGAAGGTAAAATGGTGGAATATTATGAACCTCCATTAAAAAATTATTTAGATATTGACACTGACAATAATAATGTCATACAATCACTTAAATTAGTTATAGATTACATTCATGAAAGCAATACTTGCATTAGCAAAAAATAGAGTTATAGGCAAAAACGGTGGATTACCATGGCCATCTATCCCCAATGATTTCAAATGGTTTAAAGAATTTACGATGGGTAAAAAACTTATTGTGGGTAAAAATACATTTGATACTCTTCCCATGTTCAAGAATAGAGAAATTCTTGTATTGACCAGAAGAATAGAAGAATTGAGTGAGATTCCAAATCAATATCTTATTAACAAGAATGATCTTACAGGCAAGATTATCACTGATGTATCTGATCTGGACCCAGACATAATTGTTGCTGGTGGAGCTAAAACATATGTTAGATTATTACCATATATTACAGAATTTTATGTTACGCATGTAAATGGTAGTTATGAGGGTGATACATTTATGCCGCCATTTGAAGATTTGTTTACTAATAAAGAAGTTGTAAAAGAATTTGACGGACACAAAGTTATAAAGTATACTAAGTAATATGAACAAAGTAGACACAGAATATTTCAGAATTGTCAATGATATTTTGACAAACGGAAGACTTAAAAAGAACCGAACTGGTGTAGATACAATTGGTATTTTTGGTGCTCAAGCCAAATACAATGTGGATCTAAACGCATTTCCTCTATTAACCACCAAGAAAGTTCATTGGCCAGCAATCGTGCATGAATTGCTTTGGTTTATCAGTGGAGATACCAACATCAAGTATCTGGTTGATAATAATGTTCGTATTTGGAATGAATGGGCATACAAGAAGTATAAAGATACCTGTATATCTAAAATACCTGACAATGAGTTAGAATCTTTATCTGTTCTATCTGGAATGTCTCTATCAGATGTTGATCATTTGCCTATGGATGTGTTCATTGAACGCATTAAAAACGATGTAGAATTTGCCACTAAATGGGGTGAATTGGGTGAAGGAACTTATGGTAGAATGTGGCGGGATTTTCCATTTTTTACAATTGTTGATAAAACTGATCCATCAACAATGCCAAAATTCAAATCTTTAGGAACAAAGGGAATGTATTGTGGAGATGAACCATTAACTTTTCTAGGAAGAATTGATCAAATTACAAAAGTTCTTGAAAAGTTAAAGAACAATCCAGATGATCGTCGTATGATTGTGAGTGCATGGCATCCACACTGGGTAGATCATTGCGCATTGCCTCCGTGCCATTGTCTTTTCCACTTTCATACAGAAGAATTGACACTGGAAGAACGAGTTGATATTTTACAGAAACAAGTTGGTCCTGTAAATCTTCCTAAATCTGATGTGTGGATCATTCAAAAACTGAATGAGGACAATATTCCAACTCGTCGTTTGAATTGTTTGTTATACCAAAGATCCGTGGACACTGCACTTGGAAAGCCATTTAATATTGCAAGTTATGCGCTGTTAACTGCTATGATTGCGCAAACTGTTAATATGGTTCCAGGTATGTTTACGCATTCAATGGGTGATACGCATATTTATGTAAATCACATTGACGGATTGAAGTTACAATTAACTAGAGAACCAAAGAAACTACCTAGAGTTTGGTTGAATCCAGAAGTTAAATCACTGTTTGATTTCAAGTATGATGATATCAAACTATTAGATTATGAGTTTCATCCAACAATTAAGTTTGATGTAGCTGTTTGATATCTGTATTTTTCTTAAACTTTTTATTAACCCAATTACTTATAGTTCCAATGGAGACATTTAATTTTCTCGCAGCATCAGCTTGAGATACATAAGATACTCCATTGAGAACTATAGGATTGGCATTAGTAGGAAGAGTTCCTTTTCTTCTTTCAGACGCTTTTTGTTTATATTCATCTGTGTGTTTTTTTCCATAAAAAGCGTTTCGTTGTTCTAGTTTAGAACAATGTGAACAGTATTTATGTCCATATCTTAATTGTTTACCACAATCATTACATTTAGGAGAAGAAACTCCGCCTTTCCAATTATAATTTTTTTCTCCATTCCTACTCCATCTACTTTTTCTTTCTTGTTCAGTCATTTTTGCAACATTTTCATTTATAGTTTTTGTCATCTTTTCTATAATTTCATCTCTGCGTGGATTATTTGTTAAATTATCCCCTCCGCCAATACTACCAACATTATATTCTGGTTTTAATGTTGTTACAAAATTAGTTTCTTCATTTAACAATTCAATATCAGATGCGTTGGGTATTTCTTTTATAACTTCATAAACAAAATTTTCTTTTCCATATTTGTTCCACGCTCTTTGAAGATAGGTTGAGTGGTGTCTATTATTTTTTAAAGCTGATTTATGTACACTCCATCGTCTCTTAATATTTTTACTACTTCCAATGTACATTTTACCGTTTTTGATATTGACAATCTTGTATATGCCTGATATGATATTCATAGTAATAAATATTAAATGGTAGTCCCAAAAACATATCTATTTAAGATTACTATATGAAAAAACAGAACAAGAAAGAAAAAGAAGAGATAAAGATGAAGTTGGCTTATTTTGACCGACTTGTAAAACAAACCCGTGAACTAATTAAACAAGGTTATACTGTACCAGATTTAAGCAGTTTGGTGCGTCCAAGCAGATGAAATACAAATATAGTGTTAGAATACATAATGTATCTACTACAGAAGAATTGGAAACTATAATGAACGAATATGGTTCAAAAGGTATTCGTGTCGTCAAAGTAGATTTATTAGGAGTTCAACTAGTTAACTGTAGACAACAAGCTAGATATACTCTATACTTAGAAGAGAAAATTAAAAAATGATAACAAATTACAATTTATTCTTGGACGATGAAAGGTTACCAAACCATGTTACTTGGGTTGATTTACCTCCTAATCAACACTATAGCGTAGTAAGAAACTATCAAGAGTTTGTAGATCTAATTACACTCAGAGGACTTCCTAAGTTTGTAACTTATGATCATGACTTGGCATCTGGACATTACGGTCATGGTTTACAAGGTGACTCAATTCCATATGACAAATATACAGAAAAGACTGGGTATGATTGTGCTAAATGGTTGGTTGATTATTGTATGAAAAAGGGTGTTAAACATCCTCCATATCAAGTACACAGTATGAATCCCGTGGGTAAATCTAATATTATTAGTTATGTTGAATCGTATAATAGAACAGTTTAAATATAAACTTTACACTGTGTTAACTTATTTAACAGTTGTATTCTTTATATATTTCATCATTGCGAACGCCGTGTTTGCTTTTAGACATCCATGGACAACTGATATGGAACGATTTATTCATATTGGTGATGCTTTGATGTTTAATAAAATATCCTATAAAGAAATGAGAGGAGAATATGAAGAGCGCTGATAATATTATTGAATTAACAGATAAAGATGTTAAAAAGTACACCAAGTTAAAAGAAGGTGAAAGTATCAAATCAGATGACTTGGTTCATATTGAAGAAAATACTTATGCAAAAGTAGGTAAAGGAACAATATTGTGTAAATTTACGGCAAACAAGTACAATACTATATTAAGAGAAAAATGATATGAAAGATCAAGATTCAATATTTTTAATTTGTGATTGTTATGAACATGGACTTTTAGTAGAAAAGTTTAAACATGAAAATGAAGTATCATTAAGCTTGTTTGAAAGAGGTCTTAGTGGTAGAACACTTGGATGGTCTGAGAGATTAAGATGGTGTTGGCAAATTATTAGATATGGAAGACCATGGTCAGATTTTGTTATTTTGAATGAAGAAAATCAACAACAGTTAAAAGATTTTCTAAACAAAAAGATTTAATTTGTGAGTGGTTATCACAGATTAATTAGTATATAAAACCAACAATAAAAACTAAATATTAGGATAAAATTATGTCTAATAAGACAAATAAAAGTGCAGAAACGGTAGCTTCTTTTTCAAAGAAGTTTGTAGTAGTACGTAGTGGTACACGGGTAAGTGAATTGGTCTATGAATCAAAACAAGATGCAAAGATTGAGTTTGATCATTGGTCTGGTATTTTAAAGCGTTGGCCAGACGGTACTAAAGTTGAAATTGCAGAGTATGATGAAAAGAAACATAAGGTATAATTATGAATAAATCAATTGGACTAAGAGAACAAATCAGAGACGCAACCTCAAATGAAGAAGTTCAATCTTTATTGAACATTGGAAAAACATTTGAATGGGCTACACCAAGAACTAAACTCAGTTGGAAACACACTGCAAATAGAACTCTTGAGAAACTAACATCTGCAACAAAAACTGCGGAGGTAAATTCAGAAGAAAAGAAAGAAAAGAAGAAAGTTTCTAAAAAGAAGTAAGCAATATATATCTAATATAAGAACCAAAACGTCACTAAATAGTTTCCTATTCAGTGGCGTTTTTTGCTTTTAAATTATACAGGTTGATATTTATGTTAGTATGCCAAAAGCATCTACAAAAAAATATAAACCATATTTGTTACCGTCAGAATTTAGTGAGATGGAGAGATTTATTGAAGTTAATAAAACTTTGATGACGGAACAAGTGATTTCGTCTATTGAATATGCTTTAGACAAAAATTTAAATGTTGTTGAAGTATTTTCATTTAAGGATTCTGATTTTGTTGTTACGTTGCCATTTGAACAATTTAAAGATAATTTGTTACATGTATACAATTATTACATTCAAATGGAAAAATATGAACTTTGTACTCGAATAAAAAAAATAGAGACAAAATTGGACAGTGAATTAAAAAAAATAAACACGCATGAAAAAAAACAAAAAGAAAAATAATAGCGTTCAAAACAATACTCCAACAGAGGAACAAAAAATTGACAAAAGTCCAATTGTATATCAAAAATCAAAATTAAGAAATGAACTTTCAATATATGAAAGAGAATTAACAGAAAAACAAAAACAATTTGTTGAAATTGCTTTAAATAAAGAAACAAAAATGGTATTTGTCAGTGGTCCTGCAGGTACTTCCAAAACATACATTACTATATATGCTGCTCTTAAACTACTAAATAGTAAAAAGATCAGTGATCTATTGTATATCAGAAGCGCAGTAGAAAGTTCTGATAATAAACTTGGATTTTTGCCAGGTGAAGCACATGAAAAAATGGCACCATATATTCAACCATTATTGGAAAAATTATATGAAATGCTTCCAAAACATCAAATAGATCAACTAGAAAAAGAAGAACGTATTGATAGTATTCCCCTTGGATTTTTACGTGGATTAAACTGGAACGCAAAATGTATCATTGCAGATGAAGCTCAAAATATGACTTCAAAAGAACTAATTACTCTAATTACCAGAACAGGTGAATTTAGTAAAGTGTTCATTATGGGTGATCCAGAACAATCTGATATTAATGGAAAAAGCGGATTTACTAAGGTTTTAAGTCTATTTGATGATGAAGAAAGCCGTCAAAATGGTATATTTGTCTTCAAATTTGATGAAGATGACATTGTGAGAAGTGCTTTAGTAAAGTATATTATTAAAAAAATCAAAAAGATGTCTTAATTTATATTTATATATATCTTAAGACAGTATGCCTTCAGAAAATAAAACAATTACAGATTTAGATTCATTATCTGCTACCACAATATCAGACAATGATCTATTTTTATTTGTAGACCTCAAATCCAATGAAATTAAGAATATTGCTGCAAGTGAATTTGCACAATATAATGTAACCGCATCAGGTATTTTAACCACATTAGTAAGCGGATCATTTACGGGAAGTTTTACTGGATCATTAACAGGATTGATACAATCTTCTTCATATGCAAAAACTGCATCATTATCATTAACAAGTAGTAATCTGTTTTATAATGGATTAAATAACGGTACTGCATCATATAGTGTAAATTCAGCTATGTCAGATTATGCACTTAGTGCAAGTTATTCATTAAGTTCTTCATATGCAACAACTGCTTCATATTCAATCACTGCATCACAGGCATATGCAACTGGATCTACACATTCAATATTAACTACTGGTTTATCTGATTATGCGTTAAACGGTCTATTATCAAATACATCATCTTATATAAAATATAACGGACAAAATAATGGTACAGTATACAGATCAATAATAACTGAAACTGCAAACTATTGTTTAACCGCTTCAAATTTACAAGATGATAATACAACAACTGTTGCCAGATCAATTACATCAAGTTTTGCTCAAAATGCGTTAACCTCATCATTTATAGTATCTGCATCTACCTCAAATTTTGCTGAAACATCAT